TGGCCTCAAGCTGTGACAATGCGAAGACTTCAACGTCTGGCAATGCGTGTGGGTCGCTCTCTCTCTCCGGGTCGCTATAAACCTGTCCCATCGTGTCGCCTCCGTTTGGTTGATGTTGGCTATCCTCGCCATCGGAGCCGTCCAGCGGGTGGGCGGCTCAGGGGAGAGGGGAGTTAGGTGGTAGCCGATATTCCTTTACGGGCTTTTTTGATCCTCTTGACGAATTCGTCCGGCCCGACGGCTTCGAGGACCAGACGGGCCGCGTTTTCGAAAGGCAGGTCGACGGGTAGCGCCGCTTCGAAGTGAGATTCATAGATGAGTCTGCACTCCGCTAGACTCATCGCGATTCCTTTTTGCATGGTGTCACTCCTCAACTTGTTTAGTTGTTGTGCCTTGCTAGTGTGGTGCCGCCCCATGGGTCTTTCCATATGTCTGCGTCTCCAAAGTAACGATGGGCGCGAGTGACAATCCACTCACAGTCTGGATCATGCTCAGGGGCCATGGCTTCCCACATTGTGCATTCAGCCACTGCGGGCACTGGCTCAACTTCGGTGACTAGGTTAAAGCAGTAAATACATTCGTTTTCCATGTCTATACCTCTTAATGAGCGGAGTGGAAAGGTTAGTGGGCGATTATGGCGATATTCTTCGCCTTGCGGGTTGTGCCCGCGCACAGTCCGCATTGGGCACATTTGGTGCGGAATCCGGCCTCTTTGCTGGCAGGACACATGATTTCGTTTGGCATGATTGGGTCCGCTTCGTCACGTACTCGAAAGGTCCGCCATCCCATCTTCTGTGCTTCGATAGCTTCAACGGCGGTATCTACGGATGCCATGCATATTGTCCGGAATCGTTGATCACATGTCCGCCATTGGTGCGTATACCCCGTATGGTTTTTGGTGACTAGGCCGTTGGCGACGTCGTATGGCAAAGCTGCTGGGTCTCCCCACGCCCCGAGTCTCATTGGTACGTTGCGGGTTGTTGTGCGGTCCGTGGGGTAGCTTGTGCGCCATACTCTGTTTGGTGCTTGGCCAACGTTGACGTAGCATGGGTCCGCTTTTTTGGCTTTCACTTCGGGACTGGCTGGACGATGTACGCAAGCGCCACACACAGATTGATCAGCTCCAGATGTCAATGCTTCCGTTGGTAGAGTAGTGGCTGGCATTATCCACAGCTGTAGCATGTCGCCAGTTTTGCGATTCGCGGACGGGTTCTTGGTGCCTGTTACGATAGCTTTGATGGGTTCGCCATTGATGGCGGACGGTCCAGTGTATGCAGTGTATCCGTTGGTCATGGTGTCGCTCCTGTTAGTTGATTCTGTTGAGGCCGTTGTGAGGGACGAATTCGTAGGTCCGCGCGCCATCCAGTGATTCCAAGGTATAGATGTCTGGAAGTCCATCGTAGACGGCCTGGACGCCTAGTACTCGCAGTTCCATGAAGCCTACCTTGACGATTGAGCCGTTGGACCAGTCTTGTTTGCTGCGCTGTATTGCCATGGTGTCTCCCCTTCCTGTAAAAGATTAGCTCATGCTTTTGAGGATGGCAGCGTACTGCCGGAGGAGGTCCTCAGCCTCTTCTATAGCATCTCGCCGAGTGTTCCAAATGCCCGCATATCGTTTAAGGTTGCCCGTGCGGGAGTCCCGCACGTCGGCATACCACTTCGTGGTGAGTTCACCGGACTCTTTGCGCCCTAGCCGGATATTAGAAAAGCAAAATTCATTACTGAGTCGATACCAGCCTGCCATTAGTTTTCGTAACTGCATCGTCTACTCCTCTGTTGTTGATCTGGAGTAACACTATCATGATGTGGGACAGGTTACAAGAGGTTTTGGAGGGAAAATAGTTTCCGCCAAATATTGGTGTAACGTCTGGTTTGACGCCCCAGGTGTGGCGGCGGTAAACTTTGGGGGAGGCTATAGCCTCCCCAGTGCAATGGTGGCAATGATGCCGTTGGTCCATCCTATGATGGGCGCGTGCTAGTGGATATGTCCCTTAATGGGGCGGGCACCTCTCACTATAGAGGAGGGAACTGCTAGCTTAGGGAAGGTTTGATCACTATTCCCTGAAAGCGCAAAATCTGGTTGGTGTCCCTGGACGTCGTACGTTTCATCTTGGTACAGGTGTCTGGTATGCAGTGGCAAGCTTATCTGGTCCAGCAGCAGAGTATGGGAGCGCATGCGTGTTAACCTACCATCTACACAGCCGTCGAAGGTATCCGGTTCGGCGCATTTATACTCGCACAGGCGCGCTTGGCAACGCCAAATGGCACAAGATCGGACGTTGGTGCGACTACTGCGGTTTCGTGGATGACGAACACAGCCTGGCACGGCGCCGTAGGGCGATCCTGGGTCTGAAGGACGCTCCTGAGCCACGGCGCAAGCGCAAGCGAGACGCAGAGGCCCCGGGAGGCGCCCCGGGAGGCGCCCCGGGAGGCGAGCCGATTGCGGTCAAGGGGGTATGGTGTGTGTGTGGAGGTCTCACACGCGATAACATACCCATTTCAATCCGAGGAATATCAAGAAGGCTATGGTGAAGGTAGACCCGCTAGTGTATGCGTACAGCCACGGGAGGGACGACGGATGCGAGATAGCGCCTGAGTGCTTGAAGTGTCCGTTGGTGAAATGCAAGCACGACATGACGCAGAAGGAGCGGTGGGATATGGGGATAGGGAAGGGGAGCGGGAACAGCCTATCGTTTGAGACGAAGGAGCAGATCAAGGACATGGTACGAGCTGAGAGGCTGTCGGTTGAGCGGATAGCGGAGCTAACGAAGGTAAGCAAGAGGACGGTACAGCGGTTAAGGTCGGAGGTACTGGTATAATCCTGCCATGCCACGACTAGGTGAAGTAACAAAGCATCCGGCGATTGGGGCCAAGAAATTAGCGTCGATCAACCGGGAGAACCGGATACAGCTTGAGAAGTCCGAATGGTGGGACCAGTTGACTTCCAAGCAGCAGGAATTCTTGGCGTACTACGCGATGCTGCGGGACGGGGTATTGGCGGCGAGGAAGTGCGGAATGCCGGTATCGTGGTTAGAGGACTCGGAGCAGGACGAGGCGGCCTTCCAGATGTGCGTATTGGCAATACAGCATCAGCCGGCGGCGTTTGCGATGCAGGTAGTGAAGGAGATGCTCCCGTGGTCGGTGTTTAAGCTACGGGACATCATTGACGATCCTAACGAGAAGACCGGTCACAAGCTGAGTGCCATCAAGCACCTGCACCACCTGGCGGGCATGGCCAAGCCGCAGGACGGGATGCTGGCCCAGATATTACAGACGGGCAACCTGAACGTGCAGTTATGGACGAAAGGAGGTGAGTAGCCATGATGCATCAAGCGCCTCTCCCGGTATACGCACCTTACCCGATGTGCCGTCCGTGCTGGCAGCTAACGCATTTCTTGGGAGAGGACGGCCAGCAGCATTACGAGGTGGGCTGTATATGTGAGTGTCACGGGCCGTTATGGGATGCCGTGCCGTTAATACCGGAGGCTGACCTGGTATGACCAGCATTGACCTAGCTGCCGTCTACACACCCCATACAGGGCAGGCCAAGGTACACGACGACCCCGCCAAGATGAAGGTGTTGAAGGTCGGGCGCCGCTGGGGGAAGTCTCGGCAGGCGCTATTCGACCTTCTCAAGACGTATGTGGAGGCGCTGGACGTTGAAGTAGGCATTGACATGGTGCCGCCCTTTCATGCCTGGATTGTGGGGCCATCGTTCCCGCAGTGCCGTCAGGTATGGAACGAGATTGTGTCGTTCATACCGGAAGACCTGATACAGCCTGGCGGCATTCGCCAGGACGAGATGATGGTGTATCTCAGAGGCACTGAGAAGCGCTCCTGGGGGCTTATCGAGATAAAGTCGGCCCATAACCCGGATTCACTCCAGACCGCGGGTGTGGACTACTTGTGGGTCACAGAGGCGCAGGACGTCAGCGACAAGGCGTTTGAGAAGTGCCTGCCCATTCTCCGGTCTCCCGGCCGTATTTCCAAGTCCATGTTCGAGGGTATTCCAAGCCTATGGTCTGATCATTGGTTTGAGAGAACATATCGGAGCGTGGAGGCGGGTCTTATACCGGACTCCATGTGCTATACCGCCTCGGCGTTTGATAATCCGTTCCTGACGGACGCGGACAAGGCTGCCATTGAGATGGACCGGTACTTGCTTCCTGACGCTGCATGGAAGCGTATGTACCTGGCCATCTTCGATGAGAACGCGGGTTACTTTCGGAACATCCAGAACTGCATTGCGGGCGATTTGCTATCGGCGCCCATTCCAATCGGCAGGTACGTGGCAGGTCTGGACCTGGGCCGTAAGATTGACGCCTCGGTCTTGATGATTCTGGACGCGCAGGACCGTAAGGTGGTGCATCATGTGGCGTGGGATGCGGGAGAGTCCTGGCCCCTCCAGCGGGAGGGAGTCTTGAAATACTGCCAGGCTTGGGGTATTGGGCGTATTGTGGTGGACGCTACCGGCATGGGAGGCGATATGTTCAGCCAGGAGCTGATGGAGGCTGGGCTTCCGGTGGAGCCCTATGTCATCAATGAGACCAACCGGGGATGGTTGCTGGATGCGTTGGCCATAAGCCTGGAGCGGGAGACCTTGCACTTCCCAGAGATACCCGCCATGTTGCGGCAGCTCCGGGCGTTCCAATACAATAAGCTGCCAGGGGGCGGGATGAAGGTGGCGGCCCCGCCAGGAGAGCATGACGACGAAGTATTTGCACTGGCACTTGGCCTTACGGCGTGTGATGAAGCGCCGTCTCCGTTCAATACACCACGTCTCTATAACCAGCGGCGCCGGTACGTGCCCACACAGGAAGAGGCCAACGCTGGGGGGGTTCACTCTGTTGGAGGACGCATCCTGCAGGAACGACGGGCCGCTGTGCAGGCCAAGCGGCTAGAGGGGATTCAGATCAGCTAGTGGTTTTAGCAACCACAGAACGCTCTAACGGCAAGTGGGTGCCTGGCTACTGGCGCTCCGACGAAGAGCGTAATCAGCCTCCCAGGATTGACGAAATCCTCTCTCTCTGGCGGGAGGGCCAGCAGTATTATCAGGGCTTTCACGCTCAGTGCAAAGTCGAGGAAGACTATTACAACGGGCTTCGGAAGATTCCTGTCCCTGAGGGTATTGATCCCATCTGGCCCGCCACCGCCAATGCCATCATCAACGTCGCCACCGACCACGTTGACGTAAACAATCTAACCATAGATGTCCCCTCCAGCCCACGGTCCAGAGCACGGGCGGAGAAGCTAAAGCGGTTCTATCAGGGTGTGTGGCTGTCTATCAAAGACCCCATCCTGCGTACCTGCGTGCGCCAGTCCTTCATGTACGGCATCGGATTTCTCAAGGATATGTACGCATCTGACCAGTGGCCGGATGGCCCTACCATCGACCAGTTCGGAGAGGACACTGCGGCCTATAAGGAGGCGCTACAGGAGTTCGTTGATCAGCGGAGTATCGCCTTTCCCTTCGAGGTGATGTCGCCACGGGCACCTAACTTGATATGGGATGACTCAAGAGCACGGATGAAGTGGTGTATCGAGTTCTCGGAGCGCAGGGTACGGGACATTGCCCGCCGGTATCCTGAGTGGACTAAGGGCGAGGACTCCACCAGTATTGCTCAGTGGATCGAGTATTGGGACGACGAGTGGGTCACGTATATCGCGGACAACGAAATAGTGATGCAGGGGCGCCACGGCTACGGCCATCTGCCATACACACCGCTCTATCCAGCTCACTCCTACACGTTTGAAGACGGTCTGCCGCAGGATAGATTCCGTGGCATCCTCTATCCTGTCCACTCGCTGTTGGACTCCGAAGCCCGGTTGGTCTCCCAGCTAGAGGCCATGGTCAGGAGCACCGCGTGGCGCACCCTGGACTTTCAGGGGCCGCAGGCATTGGCAGAGCGCGCCAGAGACCAATACGAGATATTCGGTGGAATGAACACCATTCCTCCTGGAGTCACCGTGGCGGTCTCACCTATGGTGAACATCTCTCAAGACCTCTTTGCGGAGTTGAACATTGTCCAAACGCTTATCGAGCAAGCTACCTTTCCCAACGTCATTCGTGGCATCCGCCCCCGTGGAGTTAGTACTGGATTTGCAGTCTCAGTACTTGCTGGGATGGGAAGACTCGTCTTCCAGGGCGTTGCTGACGGTCTCAGACACACCATCGAACAGGCTAATTCTAAATTTGCACAACTTGTCGAGAACAAGATTAAGGGTCGAGTCACCGTCCACGGACGATCCGAAGTCCACTCCTTCGACCAGGCCATAGAGCCGGACGACATCCGTGGCTATTACGAGAACGTAGTTCAGGTCAAGGCTGAGGCGCCAGAGGAGCGCGAGCGGGAGGCGCTGCTGGCGATGAGGCTCTTGCAGGCGGGCGTTATCTCACTGTACGAAGCCCAGCGTCGAGCGGGTATTATCAACCCGCTGGAAGAGCAGTTGCAGCAACGGGCCGAGCAGTTGATGAATTCGCCTATCTTCATGGAGGCCCAGGTCCAACTCCTGATGGATAGGGTAGGTCTGTTACCGCAATTAGCTGCCACCGCAGGAGCTCCAGAGCAGACGGGTACTAATCCAGGCTCTATGAATCTCGGTGGAGCGCAACTAGCCCGACTAGGAGAGCGGAATATTCAGCAGGGGCGTGTGGCCTCCCAGCAGGGCCAGCCCAGCGTGTTTCCACAGGGCTTTGGTGGCCTTGACAGCCTTGGGGCCAACATCGGTGGCGCTCAGGGTGGCGCTCAGGGACTACCCAGCGGCCAGACAGTGAGGCGATAATGGCACGTAGGCGCAACGAGTTAGACCAGGTACAGGGGCCGGTGCTCCTGGCGGCGCGGATAGCCCAGGAGCAGATGGAAAGAATGGCCGACCAGATACAGGGGCCACGTCAGAATGAGCGACGTGAGTTGCTTGCGGGGATGGACGCGCGGCAGATAATTGACGAAGTGGTGGAGGAGTCTCTAAATGCCGCCGGCTAGAGATGTCTTTACAGGTCGGGTTGTTAATGTCCCAAAGATTGACTTCGACCGTCTTGGCGGTCCTGAGTTTGTGCGCGTTGTTACGTTTCCCGGGGCTCCCACCACCTATGAGGCTGCTACACCAGCGGACATAATCCGATTCCAGCGGACGAATATCAATCCTGCGACTATTGGTGTAGGTGGCGCTGGTCTTGATCAGGGATTCCTCAATGCTCTTCCCCAGTCTACACCGCAGCCCACGCCCAGTCCTACACCGGGACAGTTGCCGCCACAGGGCGGCCCACTGACTTTCAACCCCACTATTAACTTCCCCAATCCCGCCGCAGCGGGCGTGGGTGATTTCGCCAATCTAAGTCAGACGCTACTGGGCGGTCAGAGAAGTATTCTCGACGTAATCAAGGACCTGACAGAACAGAACCGCCGTTCAGTGACATTTACTCCCATCTCAACCGATTTGTCCACGGAGCTATTGCCAGAAGAGCTGGCCCAGGCTGTAGCAGAGATACAACGGACAGGACAAGTCCCAGCTTGGGCAATGCGGACCCAAGGATTTACGGTCAATATAGGGACTGATGCTGACCCAGAGCGGGTCCAGCAGTCTGAGTTACGCCCTACCACAATCCTCCTGCAAAACCTGGCTACAAATGTAGGACAGTCTCGACAGTTTAGGGAACAGCTTGACTTTGAGTTACAGCGCTTTGAGGAACAGCAACGACAGGCAGAGGTTGGAGAGACCTTCGCTGGCCGGCAACAGACCGAGCAAGAACGGGCAACGGCAGAAGCCGAACGTGTCCAAGCCCTTCTGCTATTTCAGTCTATTGAGGATGGAACTCAAAAACGAGACTTGGCCCGTAAACAGTGGAACTTTGCCAAGATAGAGGCAAGATATGCCCGCGGGGCGCGCACGGAGGAGTTTGATCAACGAGTCTTAGAGGCCAAGAACAATCTTGACCTTGCCGAACGGGAGCTCGACGCCAGAGAGGATCAGCTTGATGAACAAATACGGCAATTTGACGAGCAGAAAATACTTCAGGAAGCAGGACTTTCGGGTACTTTTGGAGGTAGTCCTACTCTAGAGGCGGAACTAGGGCGCCGTGGTCTTTCTGCCCGTGAGCGTGAAGCCAATATCCAGTCTGACCTGGGCATGAGCCAGCTTGACCTAGCCAGTCTGCAACGACAGGATGCCGTCAGTCAGTTTGATCGGCAATTTGGTCTCCAACAAGCACTTGCAGGTGGCATGCTACCCAGTAATGAACAGTCATTAGAGGCCGAATTAGGCCGAGGGCAGCTTGGCCTGGGACAATCCCAGCTTGATGAACAAATACGGCAATTTGACGAGCAGAATCTACTACAGCGAGCAGGGCTTACTGGAATATTTCAAGGTGCTCCCACCCTGGAGGCGGAGTTGTCGAGACGGCAGCTTGGCCTTCAGGAGGCGGGTCTTTCGGGCATCTTTGGCGGACAGCCCACCCTGGAGGCGGAGTTGTCGAGACGGCAGCTTGGCCTT